AGTTAACAGCTCCGTGCTCTGCCAATTGAGCTATAGGGGAATAAAAATTGGCGTCTTTCTATGCTATCTGCATAGCGACTACCAATGTCGGTAAGAGGACTTGAACCTCCACGAATTACTTCACTGGAACCTAAACCCAGCGCGTCTACCAATTCCGCCATACCGACTAGTGACCCCTCTGTTTGAGCATCGTTGATAGGCTCGAGGGGTGTTCTTTCCTGTCTGGGAATCGAACCCAGTTTCATATGTGTTGTCCACCTGTCCTTACCAATAGACTACCAGGATTTGGGAGCGGGAGTTGGAATTGAACCAACTACCTGGAGATTATGAGACTCCTGTGCAACCGTTACACTTCCCCGCTTTGTTCCCTCCATTATATAGGAGGGAATGGAGGATGTCAACCCTCCACGCTCGGCTCGCCACCAGTTTTGATTACGAGAAAACTGGAAACTCGGCGGGAGTATAATACCCCATCCGCACCAGTCGGCATTTATATCGCCCATCCGACGAGGGCTATCGAGGGGGTTCCCGACCAGGGTTTTTAGCGTCTCTCCATGACGGGCATTAAGGGGATTGACTCCACCAGGATAAGTTTTAAGTCATTCCAGGACTATGTATTAGAATTTCAGAATGTCATCTGCCATTCCACCTCGGACTCCAGATCCAGTATAGGAACAGGGGATATTATTGTAATCCCCATAACTAGGAGTCAAATTAAATTTCAGACTATCACCTTCGGAAGTTTTAGTCAGATTATACCTGAAACTACCACGCCAAGTTTGGATGGTGTTGATAGTATCAGAGATGTTACGAAGAAGATAAGGATCTTCTTCCTCAGCACCTAGTTTAAGTGCAGTACGAAGAGCATCTTCAGCGCGTTCAAGTTGATACCTTACGGCGTCATTCATCGTCATCATCTCCTTTAATATAGCATGGAACTCGATCTGGGTCAAGCCATTTAGTGTATTCAAAATCTTCTATGGCAAGAAGAAGTTGAGTTTCGTTATCACAGAGATACATGTCTCTGTATTTACCAGTGTAGGAATCCATCTTCTGAATCCTACAATCGGGTTTCCCATTGATCTCTAGTGTTCCAACTTGAACATAGCGGTAGGGAAACCGCTCCATAACAACAGTGGGTTTTTTCATGATGAATAGTTCAATAAGGCGTCTCAGGAGGGACTCGAACCCCCGACCAACTGCTTAGAAGGCAGATGCTCTATCCAACTGAGCTACTGAGACAGGAAATCAAACTCCAGACTTTTGGAGTTCTTTAATTTGATCGGCAACTTCAATTGCCTCACTCAGACGACCTTCACTCGCAAGAGAATGAAGTTGATCAATGAGTGCTTCAACCGTCATATCAAGAACACTTTTGCAATCGTGCATGTAATCAAACATCGTAGACATCGTGGACCTCCTTGACTTGACTTGTATAGAATACCATGGGTAGGGCGGGGTGTCAAGCCCCCTTGAAGTAGTCCTTTCGCATGTACCTGCCTAAGATATTAGAATTGTAATACTTAGGGGATCCATCCATAAGAGACTCTGATAGTACATTATTTAGAAACAATTGTTTTGTTTCTTCGAAATTGCACATACCTTTTGTAATATGTAGAGATAAAATCTCTCTTGTGAAATACTGTTTACCGTACTTCTTGATGTCTTCTTTAAGTTCTGGGCAAGAACCGTAGTAGTTCTTCCAATCAGATTCTTGTTTGACTCTTCTCTTCTTACCAGGTGGAGTTCTAAAACTCCAGAAGTATTTTCTTCCTATGTAAGATCTACCAGTCTTGATACATTCTATACGGTAAACAAAACCAAAGTATTCACCAATATCGTTTGAGGTGAATGGTGCTGCATCATATATCCAGGGATTTTCATAATCTAACATTAAATAACCTCTAAGCTCTTAGAGGTATTTAGTATTTGTCTTGAACCCTGACAGAGTTATTGTACAGGGAAAAAAAGGGGTTGTCAAGTGGTCTTTGTCACCCGACAACCTTGCGACGACGATATTTGGGTTGCCCCGCATCTATTTATACGAAGATGCGTCCCCATCCGCTCTTAGGACCGTCAGGAAGCCACCTCTTCTGCAGGACGCTACGAGCGTAGACAGCACCATTCCCGTTGCTCACAGCACCCGTGTACCCATCGTTGAGCGATCCATAGGGGTCGTTGACCACATAATCGCCTGCAGGGGTCTTACCCTTCACCACAAGCATATGACCGCCTGTAGGGGCACTGAGTGGTCCCCTATGAAGGATTCCGATCACCACAGGACGACCAGCAGCAAGTTCCCTATCGAGATCATCAAACCCTAAGGAATAACTGAAGTATGACTTAACTCCATAAGAAGCAAGCACTCTGGTTTGTACTAAGTGATCTGTAGTATCTCCAATCGAGAATACTTTCTGCACATAAGCATCATCACCTTTAGCACCCTTAAGTGTTCCTGGTTTTAGATACTCAAGTACCATAGCACAAGCAGAACTATTGCAAGTTCTATTTGCATCTCTGTAGTTATCTGTCTGTGGGAAGAATGGAACATCAAGTACAGAGGACTTTGGTTTCTCTGGTTTGGTTCTGTATGTCTTTACCCATCCAGATTCGTTCCTCATCTCCTCTGGTAGTTTAGCAATAAGAATCTTTTCCAGCATTCCTGCTGCTTCTACATGCTTGGGGTTGTTCTCATCATAATGCTTGAAGAAGTTGTGTAAATCTATAAACTCCATTGTGTATCCTCCGATAGGTTTTCTCCATAAATCTCCTTCGGCTTTACGCCTTCTAAGTAATCCTGCTTCCACATTAGATCCAGGATTACGATATAACTCTAATGTTTTAGGTATTGCTGACCAATTCTTTTCTTTCAAGTTCTTAGTGATGGTAGCAAATCCTTCACTGCCATAAAAATTCGCCCCCAAGTTATACGCAAAACTTAGGAGCGCACCTTTTTGATGTTCATTCATGTCATTCCAATAGGGAATCTTCTGGAGTGCAGGAAGAAAATGATTCCTTACCTGAAAGTCCAGAAGACTATCTGCGTACTTTTGAGTAATAGTTCTGCCTAATTTAAAGGGACTACCATCAAAATCTCTTGTACTTCCCCAACCTATTGTGATTGGTTCTCTACCAGTTTTTGGATCTGGGTACGCACGTAGATGGCAATCCTCAAAGACCTTGATTAGATCAAGGCCTTGTTGAGGTATTTGTGTCATAGTTGGAATCCTGCAAATGTGTTCTTATTTACATCCTGCTTAATTCCACCAATCACATACGACTCGATCTCAGTTTCCTGAGGAGCATTCTGCATACTCTTAGAGTTCAACCAATGCTCAGTCCATGGTAGTGGATTGTTCTTTGCGGGAATGTCATAGACCGCTGGAAGACCAATAGATTTCATTCTACGATTAGCAATCCACTCCACATATTGCGAAAGAAGTTTTGTATTCAGACCGATCATGGATCCATCCTTGAACAGATACTCTGCCCAATTCTTTTCCTCATCTACAGCATCCTTAAACATCTGAATGATGTTTTCCTTCTCCTCTTCAGCAATACGAACCATGTCTGGATCATCACCAGCGGCCCACTTATTCAAAATCTTCTGAGTAAGAACTAGGTGTTGGGATTCGTCTCTGGCGATGAGGGAGATGATTTTGGCACTTCCTTCCATGAGTTTAAGTTCACCAAAAGCGAAAGAGCAGGCAAACGATACGTAGAACCGAATTCCTTCGAGGATATTAACGTTAGCAATCGCTCGATATAGTTCGCTCTAGCAATAATCTTTTCATCATCGAGAACAGTATCCAAGATCTCGGTTGGATCTGGATACACATTCTTAATCACATATGTATATGAACGTGAGTGAATCATTTCCATGAATCCCCATACTTCCATACATGCTTCCAGTTCAGGAAGAGAGCAGTAAGGAAGGAATGCAATACTCGGACCACGACCCTGAACAGAGTCAAGCAGAATCTGATACTTCAGATTAGAAGTAAAGATATGCTTTTGTTCAGGGCGGAGTTGTGCATAATCTGCACGATCCTTTTGGAGGGAGACCTCTTCAGGTCTCCAGAAATATCCAAGTTGGGTTTGAGTCAGTTTATCAAAGTCAGGGTACTTATAAGAATCATATCTTTGGACTCCAAGAGGAGCCCCGAAGAACATAGGTTGCTTTTTGGTATCTACTTTGTTTGAGTTAAAAACTGTCATGCCATCTACCATTTGGATCTCCTTAAATTTTACATGAGTCACAGTCATCTTCACCTTCTAGTAGTTCACTAATCAAATCGTCCACCTTCTTAGAATTTGGAGATTCGTCATCACCATCTTTCTTGGCATCATATGTGTTTTGATAATAAGAGGTCTTCCAACCGTACTTATATGTATTGAGGAAGTCTGTTGCCATCACTGACACAGGAACTTCATTATCGGGATAATTTTCTGGATTATACGACCAGTTACCCGAGATTGCCTGATCGAAGAACTTCTGCATAACAGCAACAATATTGATATAACCAGTATTGTTAGGCATATCCCAAAGAAGCGTATAGTTGTTCTTAAGAGATTGATAAGAGGGGACAATCTGCTTAAGAGGTCCTTTCTTTGATTTCTTAACGGACAAGTAATCTCTAGGTGGCTCGATTCCGTTTGTTTCATTTGACACAACGGAACTGCTCTCCGATGGCATCTGTGCGGACAATGTTGAGTTCCTGAGACCGTGAGCCAAGATGGATGATCTAAGACTTTCCCAATCATAATTCAATTCATTAGGTA